TAAGTATTATGATTTAATTAATGCTTTTAAAAAATTAACTGGTTTACCCGCTGTGTTAAACACTTCACTTAACTTACCAGGTAGAGTATTATGTGAGGACACAAATGATTTATATTTAATGATGAAAAATAGTTCATTAAAATATTGTTATTTGAGTAATGAGAATAAACTATTATGGATTAAATGATAGATGAGTTACTTAAACGCAAACATACCTGTGCAGTATGCACAGATAAGAAGGGAGTATCTTTATGATCTTAAAAAACATCATGGGGAAGTTGAAGATTGTATTATCTTCGGTTTATCAAGTATTACGGGGCGTAGTCCTCTTTTTCATTGTATTATGGAAAATGGAGCTATCTTCTACCGCCTCCCGATATCTGCATTCATTCAAAGAGGCTTTAAACCGAATGATGTTCCTAAACGTAGGCTTGATGAGTTGGTTCTATGGAACTGTTTCAGTTATTATCCTGCTGTTACTTCTTGGGATATTTTAGAGTCACAAGCTGGTAAATATATTGGCAAGGATAAAAAATTTCATTATGGTAAATACTTATTTACTATTGATTTTGCACATCCTGAAGCTAACATACTTGACACAGATCACTCTGAAATACCACATGAACATAAATGTGCACATGTATTGGCTTTAGATGATGGAAACTTTGCTGCACAACCAAACAACAGGTTGATTTGGGATATACCATCATTTACAGTTAAGGATAATGTTCCAGATTGGAAAGTGCAAACAAATGAATGGAATGTTGAAGATACAAGTAAGTGGAGAACTGAAGACACAGATAAATTTTTTTATGAAATAGAGGAGAAAAAATGAAATTGACGGCAAACATAACTTTAGACGAGTTAACCAAAAGCCAAGTGGCTGAAAGGAAAGGAATTAATAATAATCCTAATCCTGCACAAATAGAAAATCTAAAAGCTTTGGCTGTAAATATATTACAACCAGTAAGATCACACTATGAGAAACCATTAATTATATCATCAGGATTTCGATGTGCTCAGCTGTGTGTAGAGATTGGAAGTTCAGTTAACAGTCAACATGTGGCTGATGATAATGCTGCTGCAGCAGACTTTGAAATACCTGGTGTTGATAATAGAGAGCTAGCTACGTGGATTAGATCAGAGTTAGAATTTGATCAATTAATCCTTGAGTTCTACAGAGACAATGAACCATCTTCAGGCTGGATACATTGTTCATATTCTAATAACAGTAATAGAAATCAATCGTTGCGTGCTTTTCGTGAAGATGGTAAGGTTTGTTATAAACCATGGTTAGAATAATATGCCTATAGGTAGAGGACAAATCCCAGCACAAATTGAAGGTAAGCTTCGTGGTGCAAGAGGTGAAAAAAGAAGAGTAAAACTTTATTCAAAAGGTGGTTTAAAAGATCCTAGAGTTGGCACAGGAAAAAAACCAAAAGGCACTGGCAGAAGACTTTACACAGATGAGAATCCAAGAGACACGGTTAGAATAAAATTTGCTACTCCTGCTGATGCTAGAGCAACAGTAAGAAAAGTCAGAAATATTAATAAGCCTTTTGCAAGAAAAATACAGATATTAACTGTCATGGAGCAACGTGCTAAAGTAATGGGTAAAAGACAGGTGGTTAATATTGCAAATCAAGCCAAAAAACAAATTCGCAAAACTCGTAAGGTCTAGAACATATCGACCGAAAGTGATACAATCCAAGAAGTTGTACGACCGCAATAAGGAGAAAACATCTCTCAAGGTGGCCACTAAAGAAGGAGAACAAAATGACTAAATTATGTCCAAGGGGCAAAGCTGCAGCGAAGCGAAAATTTAAGGTCTACCCTAGCGCCTATGCTAATGCCTACGCATCTAAAATATGTGCAGGTAAAATTAAAGATCCATCAGGTGTAAGAAGAAAAGATTTCAAAGGACCTAAACCAGCCATGAAGGGTGGAATGATGAAATATGCAGAGGGTGATCAAGTTAAAGTAAACAAAGTTGCTGGAGCTTTAAGAAAAGCATCAAAGTTACATGCAGCACAAGCAAAAACTTTAAGCACAGTGAAAGCTAGTGAAGGAAAATACATTGGCTCTTACATTAAAAGCGAAATAGACGGAAAGAAAATTTCTAATAAATCTTACGAGAAATATTATAAAGGAATGATCTAATGTCAAAAAGAGGTTCATGTTGGGTTGGTTATGAACAAAGAGGAATGAAGAAAAAAGGTAATAAACTTGTTCCTAATTGTGTTCCAGCAGGAATGAAAAAAGGTGGACTTAAAGAGTGGTTTAGACAAGATTGGGTTGATATTGGAGCAAAGAAAAAAGGTGGAGGATTTAAAAAATGTGGGAGAAAATCTGCAAGTGGTTCAAAAAGAAAATATCCAAAGTGCGTCCCTGCTGCCAAAGCAGCAAGGATGACAGAATCCCAGAGACGGAGTGCCGTTGCAAGGAAAAGAAGTAAAGCACAAGGTGTTGGTGGTAAGCCAACTAATGTAAGAACATTTGCGAAAGCAAGTAAGGGTGGTATGATGAGTTACTACGGAGGAATTTTATAATGGCAACATCAGGTGAATCATCATTTGATTTAAATATAGACGACATCATAAATGAAGCGTATGAAAGATGTGGTCAAAGAGCTATGGGTGGTTATGATTTAAAAACTGCTAGAAGATCTTTAAATTTATTATTTTCTGATTGGGGTAACAGAGGTATTCACCTTTGGAAAGTATCCTTAAATGAAATATCTTTAGTTGCAGGCACAGCTCAATACTCAGTAAATTCTGCAGTCAGTGATGTATTAGAAGCTTACATATCTACTACAGCTTTAGCTTCTGACAATGCTAACACTCAAGATGTTGCTTTAACTAAAATAGATAGATCTGCTTACGCAGCATTACCTAATAAATTAGCTACTGGGCAACCATCAAATTATTTTGTTGATAGACAAACAACACCACAAATACTTTTGTATCAAGCACCTGATGCATCAACTTACACAACGTTAAAATTTTACAGCATTAATAGAATTCAAGATGCAACTGCTTACAATGGCCAGCAAGCAGATGTTGTTTACAGATTTTTACCTTGTATGTGTGCAGGTCTAGCTTATTATTTAGCTATGAAAAAAGCACCTGAAAGAATACAAGCAATGAAATTAATTTACGAAGATGAAATAAAAAGGGCTTTGGAAGAAGACGGGCAGAGAACATCATTATATATCTCACCTCAATCGTACTTTCCAAATGTATCGTAATGGCAGGACTATTTGCAAATCCATTAGCTCAAAAAGCTTTTTCTTATTTAATGAATAAAGCAGGCTTCGATGCAAGGAAAGCAATTAATTTAGTTAGTAATAAAATGAATGATAACCAAGCACTTTTAAAGTTAATGAAACAGCATGGTTTTAAACCCACAAAAATGACGACAGTCGAAAAGAAAATGGGACCAGGGGGTAAAAAATAATGGCTAAATACGCAAACGGAAATAGATCACAAGCAATATCAGATAGAAGTGGACAAGCTTTTCCATATCAAGAAATGGTTACAGAGTGGAACGGATCTTTTGTTCATATATCAGAGTATGAACCAAAACATCCTCAAATAAGAAGAAAAAGAGTAACAGCTGATGCCATTGCTTTACAAAAAGTAAGATCAATGAGATTTCAACAGCCTCAAACAGTTGCATCTAATGATGACACTTTAGCTGATTCAGGTGGCACTTCAGTTGGTGTTGCTAATTTAACTTTACCAGGAGACTTTGCTTTTGAAACATTTGAGACTGAAGTTACAAGTAACGGTATCACTACGACCTTACAAACAATGCAAGGACGAGACCCTTCTTTGCAAAATAGAAGAAGAGAAGCTTCTGCTAGATTAGGGTCTGTAACAGTGAGTATTTCATAATGGCTATAACACATGCAGATTTTTTGACACAAGTTAGAAACTACACTGAAGTTGATAGTAATGTTTTAAGCGACACTATATTAGATCAATTTATTAGAAACACAGAATTAGATATTGCTGGCCAAGTTGATTATGATGATTTAAGAAAATATGCAAACTCAAATACAACCAGTGGTAATAGATTTGTATCTATGCCTGCAGACCTCTTAATATTAAGATCTGTAGAGATAATTAGCTCTAATGTGAGAGATTTTTTAGAAAAAAAAGACACAAGTTTTATTGCAGAATTTGCACCAAATGAAACAGTAACAGGCACACCTAAATATTTTGCTAACTGGGATGAGACAAATATATTATTAGCACCAACCCCTAATGCAGCTTTTGATATACAAATTAACTATATAAAAGATCCACCACACTTTGATAGCAGCACTAATACCTTTTTATCACAGCATCAGGAGGCTATGCTTTTATATGGAGTTTTGAAAGAGGCATTTAGCTTCCTAAAAGGACCTGACGATCTATACAAATTGTATTCTGACAGGTATAATCAAAGCATACAAGCTTTTGGTCTACAACAAATGGGTAGACGAAGAAGAGGAGAATATGACAGTGGAGTTC